GCAGTAGGTGAATCAGCATAGTCTGCTGTCCACATGTTACCAGCACCCCACTCATTTGCTACTTCTAGGAAGTCATCATACGCTTTAGTGACACTCTTAGCACGTGCCAGGATACGTTGGTCATCCAGAATAGTATCAAAGACCTCAGCAGGATCTGGGTAGATGTTCTTGATGATGTAAGTGTAAGAACGTGAGTGGATCATCTCCATAAACTGCCACACATTCATAGCACCTTCCAACTCAGGAAGAGCACAGTATGGAGAGAATGCCATACCAGGACCACGACCCTGCACAGAGTCCAGAAGGATCTGATACTTCAGGTTAGATGTGAAGATGTGCTTCTGCTCAGGACGCAGAGTCTTATAGTCTCCACGGTCCTTCTGAAGGGACACCTCTTCAGGACGCCAGAAGTATCCAAGCATCTGATTGGTCAGCTTTTCAAAGACTGGATACTTGTATGAGTCGTATCGTTGAACACCCAGAGGTGCCCCAAAAAACATTGGTTGAGTCTTAGTGTCCACGTAAGTATCATTGAACACAGTCATGCCTTTGACAGACATACTCTTGTCGGCGGAAGTTTTTCTAAATTGCACAGGATTCACAGGTTTCTTCGTCTTCAGTTTGGATCGCAGCAACTAAACTTGCAAGATCTACTGCCGGTTCTTCCATCTCGTCCGACTTGAGGTCATTTGTATTTTGATAATAAGAAGTTTTCCAACCATACTTGTATGTGGTTAGAAGATCATTTGCCATGACAGACACCGGTACTTCGTTGTTGTCATAGTCACTGGGATTATAAGACCAGTTACCAGAGATTGCCTGATCAAAGAATTTCTGCATAACAGAAACCACATTGATGTAACCTCGGTTACCTTTCATTTCCCAGAGAAGAGTGTACTGATTCTTCAAGCGTTGATACTGGGGAACAACCTGCTTGAGAGGCCCCTTTTTACTTTTCTTGATGGACAAACAATCACGCGGGGGCTCAATTCCGTTGGTGGCATTTGACACAACGGAACTGCTCTCCGAAGGCATTTGTGCGGACAGTGTTGAGTGCCGTAATCCATACTTCGAGATAGATACCCTAAGACTATCCCAATCATGTTGCAATTCAGCAGTTGTAATCTCGTCAACATCACGCTTGTAATGATCTATTGGTAGTTGACCGTGAGAATATTTAGTCCGAGAGAAGTATTCACATGCACCTTTCTCTTCTGCCAATTTATTAGACGCTTTGAGGAGATAATACTGGAATGATTCCGTCAGTTGATGGACTGCTTCCCATGCCTCTTGACTATCATAACTGTATCCAAGTCTGGCAAGATAGTGTGCCAGACCAATGAACCCAATTCCCAGTGAGCGACGTGCTTTTGTGCTAATTTCTGCTGCTTTGACAGGATACTCTTGATACTCAATCAATTCATCTAAAGCACGAACAGTCAACTCACAATAGTCTTCCAGTTCAGTGTCAGATCGCACCGTACCCACGTTGATAGCAGACAGGATACAAAGAGCAATTTCACCCGCTCCATCGATGTGCTCAATAGGGTCTGTGGGGAGAGTAATCTCTTGACACAGGTTGCTCATCGATACCCTATCAGTAAACGAAGAATGAGTATTACAATGGTCGATATTCATGATGTAAATACGACCAGTCTCTGCCCTCTCCTTCAGGATTGTAAGGATTAGATCTTGTGCTCCGATAGTCTTTCTTGGAACAGACTCATCTCGTTCAAACTCCACATATAAATCATCGAACCTATCAGTACCAAAGGAATCATACAGACCTGGTACATCATGCGGTGAGAATAAGCTAATTTCTCCATTCTGGATGAAACGCTCGTAGAAAATTTTGCTGAATTGAATTGAGTAGTCAAGTTTACGTACCCGATTGTCTTCTGTGCCTTTGTTGTTCTTGAGAACAATGATGTCCTCTATCTCTTGATGCCAGATTGGAAAGTGGACAGTTGCTGACCCACCTCGTACACCGTTTTGTGTACAGCATCGAACAGTTGATTCAAACTTTTTGAGGAAGGGGATAACACCTGTGTGTTGAACCTCTCCGCCTCTGATTTTAGCGTTGATGCCACGGATTGCACCTGCGTTGATGCCGATACCCGCCCGTTGTGCAACGTATTTGCCAACAGCCATATCAGAGCTAAAGATACTGTCGAGGGTGTCAGCAACATCAACAAGAACGCAAGAAGCAAATTGTCGCAGGGGTGTTCTGACACCTGCCATGATGGGCGTTGGGATGTTGATCTTGTGTCTGCTGATTGCGTCGTAGTATCTTTTGACATATGACAGACGAGTTTCTTGTGGATAATTAGCAAACAAAGTTGCCGAAATCATCATGTACATTTGCTGAGGAGTCTCAAAGACTTCTCCGTTACTACGATCTTGGACCAGATACTTATCAACTACTTGACGGAGACCGGCAAAAGTAAACAGATAGTCACGGTCATGATCAATATAAGTATCAAGTGTGGCAATATCTTTGTCACTATACTTATCTATGATGCTTGTATCATAAACACTTAGTCCAATACACTTAGAAATATGTTCATGCATAGGAGGCATGTCGTCAATCAAACCGTAAAGTTGTTTACGGATTGAAAACAGAAGCAGACGAGCAGCAACAAACTGATAGTTAGGAACTTCCAGAGAAATAAGATCTGAAGCAGATTTGATCAAAATCTCTTGGATTTCAGCAGTGCTGATACCATCAAAGAACTGGATACCTGATTGGATTTCAACCTGTGAGGCAGATACGCCAGCGAGTCCCTCGCATGCCTTCTCTACCATCAAATGCATCTTATCAAGGTCTAGAGGTTCAATAGAACCGTTACGCTTTACTACCTTGGTGCCGTTGCTCATACCCGTTTCCACGTTTGAAGTTTCAATGTCGCCTCTAATCCCTTGTAGGTATTAGATTCTATCAGATTTTGGACATCATGTCCAGCAAGATGCATGTCATTCAAGTCCTTTTCATGAACTGATGATGGAAAAATAACTACCGGATATGACTTTGCGATGGTCTTAGCAATTTTAGAGACGATCTCCCTGGAACGGGGTTCGTTGTCATAGACGAACACGAACTTATAATCCATAGTGCCAAGGTCAACATCGCTACCACACATAGCGATAGAGTTCCCAAGGAAAGTGGAGTCGAATGGTCCTTCTGCGACGTAAACGGTCTCTTCTTTGTCAATTTTATCTAACCCGTAGATCTTTGGATGTTCCTCATCAAGCATCATGGTGAGATATTTAGGTTGCACATAATTGTCCAACGCCCTCCCCTGAAACCCGATTAGTTTTTTACTCTTACTGTACATTGGTATGACAATACGTGCATGATCACGTGTGATGTTGTCATACGTAGGTTTGTATGTGTTGCAGAACCTCTGAAACTTCTCAGCGTAGAAATAATCCTTTGGATCTAGACCACGTTTGGTCAAATACCTTGCAGAATCTACATTTTCAGTTGCTCTAGGTAAGTCCATCTTCGTTTTGAAGACTGGTTTTTTACCTGTATACACAAAGTTAGGAGCAACTGATCCAATACCAGTGATCCCTTCTTTATATCGCTCAAGAATGTACTGATCGTACAGTTGACGGTCCCTGTCTTTCAGGAAATATGTAAAAGACCTTGACTCACCACAGTTATGGCACTTGAAGTTGTAGTCAGTCTTTACTTGGTATAAGTATCCTCGTGTCTTATTCTTGTTCTTCTTGGAGTCCCCACAATAAGGACACCGAAACGTGTATAGATGATCCTTTACACGTTTGAACTTGTCGAGACGAGCTGATACCAAGCCAATGTATTTGGCATCAATGTGGAGCACGTTACCGTGTCTTACTTCGCTGTCACCATAGCACTAGTGGACTGAGGTGTCAATAGAGAAAACATTCTTACTCCAATAGGAGAAACGCATATGCTAATGATCGTAAGAGCACCAGCAATGCTCCACATTTTCTTCTCAATTGACCGAAGACGCAGATCAACCAGACGAATGTCACGTTCACATCCATTTTTGATCTTAGTAGTCTCCTCCATCGTCATTGAACGGAGCTCGTCAATCTTATAGAACAAAACAGAATCAATCTCATCCTGTTTTGAAAGTTTTTCATTATGAACAGCAAGTAACTGGCCCATCTTTACAGAATTATCCTGCAAAGACATAACGATTTTTTCTAACCGTTCTAGAATGGCGCTATTGACTTGATCAGAATTCACTTTGGCATCCAAGTTTTACGTGAACGTGGTCCTAAGTAAGCGTATTTCTTTTTTTTCCTCCGTACCGGAGGATCGTCACCAGCTTCTTGAGAACCTGCAATTTTTCCCCCCGAAATACTATTCGTGGGTACATCTTCTCTGAGAATATTTAGAATTCTTTGAAACTTGGCGTCATCCATCAATTGAATTTAGTATAGAGTATACTTCATTATCAATTTGTAGATCATCTAGTCCAGATTTTGGGTATTCTGGAATCCTATTCAAGAATATAAGAAATGTTTTGAGCATTGACCAATACTCTCGATCTATCTTATAGAATAATAAAGGAACAGCGCCTTCATCAAAGATATTGAAACAAATAATAAGATGATTTAGAATTAGATGATACTTTAGTTCACCTCCTTGAATCATATATTTTTTGAATAATCTTTTGATATATTTGAACCGCCTCATATCATTTTGAAAATCCTCCATTGTTGCCGCAAGAGGATTTTCGTAATATTTTATAGCGAAGAGCAAATAATTGTCATCATTTAGTTCATCAAATCGCATTTAGAAATTATGCAACTACAGTAATTGATCCTGCTGCAGTACCAATTGCGCCGGAGTTTGTGATAGTAGAGACAGTGCTCGTACCTTTGTCCTTGATCGTGCCACCATTCAAGGAAACAGCATTAGCACCGATGGACAGAACGTCATCTGCATCAGTTGCGGCATTGTTAGCAGCAATGGCGAGCGTAAACAGGAGACGATAGGTGCCCGTACCTGAGAGATAGGAAAGGGTGTGGTTGCTATTGGTATCGTTGACAACTTCGAGTTGAGGGGTGCCAGTAACATCCACTTCTTCGTTGAACGAAACGCGAACAGACAATGTACCACCAGCAGCTTTGCTGAAGGATGAAGTAATCAGTCTGATGTCAGTAATATCAGCAGCACCAATAGAAACTGCTAGACCGCTAATAGCGACCAGCACTTCAGGTGTAGCATTGGTATTGTCACAACCGGTGAGAGTAGACCCGCCACGGAGGACCCAACCTGCTTCGGCAGCATAAACTTCTTTCTTTTCGGCAGCAGTCAGATTCTTGGGTTTAGATTCGTCTGCGTCAGATGCTCCCCAAAGTGCCATGTGTTTCTCGTAGGTTAGTCGTTTAGATATTTAGGTTAGGCGTCGTCCTTTACTTTGATAGCAGCAACAACTTGTTCGAGGAGGATGTCATCCATCTCAGTTTTAGTCATTGAAACCGCCTTGCGAAGAATGGTGACGCAAACGTTGATCATAAGTTCGCCCAGTTCCTCATTCTCGGGAATCTTGGCGACAGCATCCATCAGAATTTTGGATGCGAGTGGAAGTAAAAAAGCCATCAGTTACATTGCAACATCACACTATATATTCAGCAATCCCACTTACGAAGTGACTTATTGATTCTGCTATCTGGATCAGATGCAGTTTTCTTAGAAGTCAACTTGCTTTTCATTCCCTTCATGCGTGCACAGAACGAAGAACGACGAGGATTTCCCTTAGTTTTCGTGGGTGCTTTTAGGTCAGAACCAGGATTTGCTTTCTCATAAGACTTGCGTCCTTTTTCATTGAGACCACCTTCCTGATTCTTCCCGGACTTTTTTGTCCAGGCACTTCCTTCAAGAAAAATAGAAACACCAGACGAAATGGGATCAAAAGAATTGTTCATTGCCTTTTTCAAAGCAGCATTTCTATTTCTAATCCCAGATGCTACACCCTGAAGAGTTGGTTTACCAACTGATTTATCACTATGATTATCTTTACTTGTAGCTTTCTTTGCATTATTCATCATAGAAGCAACACCGCCAACCAATGCAGCACCTGCTAATGCACCAGTAATAACACCTTCTTTTTGAAACCGGTCACGGAATTTACGGAGAGGCATAGACTTGTCACGAAATTCTTTTGGAGATTCGTAACCAGTTGGCTTAGACCCATCTTTAGTAGAAGAACGACGACCCAAAGTCTTCCTTTCAGAAGACTGAGCCATCTTATCTTTCTTACCATATTGAGTTTTGAATTTCTCCATTACACGGGTTTTCGTACTACCACTTGTGGTTTTCACAGTCTTTGCTGCTTGTTTAGCAGCATCATATCTGACAGCAGCACCCTTTGCCTGGTTCAACATCCGCTGTGCCATATGTTCTGCCCTACCCTGTTGGGTCATGGCAGCACCTTCCTCTACCTCATTTACATCGTCCTCACGGAATGGGGCGTTCGGGAATCTAGCACGTTTCAATGGTTCAACTTTTACTACGTCATGAATGACAGCAAAAGTCTCACCATATGCGTCAGTAAGTTCTACATCTTCAAAGAAATCTCTAAAACTTTTCATCAATCAGACTCCCCAGCACGTGGTTTATATGGGTTAGGTTTTGGTGCTCTCTTACGTGCAAGGTTTCCCTTGATCTTATCTACAGGTGTTTGTCCTTGATAACCTTTAGCACCTTTATCCTTCTTTTTACCTTGCGGTTGGATCGCTTTGCCACGAGAGGACATTAGACCTTGACCAGCAAGACTCTTACGAACCTTGGACATAGCAGATCCAGGTTTGATAGTTCCACCACTCTTAGACTCTTTACCAGTCTGAGAATCTGTACCTTTCTCTTTAGCGTAACGAGTACGCTCAAACATCTGGAGTGCTTGTGCTTCTACAGAGTCAAGCATAGGATTATATGATGCCGTTTGAAGAGGCAGTTTTGCACCAGTCGCTTTAGGTGCAGCACCCTTAGGGAATACCTTACGTCCTTCGCCAGGAAGAAGAGGACCCTTCATGATGTTTTCTTTTGCCTGCTCACGTTTTTTTTTAGTCTTCGCCATGATCCGTGCTTTAGCATCAGATGCTGGTTTGTTAGGACCATCATGCGCCATCTCACCTTCTCTTTTTGCACTCATTCGTGCAACTAGTTCTGCTGGTGCTCTTCGCTTATCGACACCTTCAGTTTTGATCTCAGGGTTGATCTCAATTTTGTTTTTGACGCCGCTCGTCTTGATGTCTAAATCATTTTGACGCTTAGCGGCTTCGGAAAAAAAACCGTCATCCCCCATTTCTTCACGCCAGTCAGAACGTTCCTTGACACAATTGGGGACAGTACGACCACCCTTGCTCTTGGTTCCCTTTGCCTTGTAACCCTTCCAGCAAGTAGAAGCACCAACGTTTTTACGTGCTGTTGACATGCTGCCTTCTTCAATAGCAGTTTCTTCTTTCTTTAGTGATGCTTTACGTCCTGCAGGATCCTGCATTGCAATCCGACGTTGCATCTGCTTATTGGCCTCCTTTTCTTTACCATGACGAGCAGCAACAACTTCCTTAGCATAAGCTTTATTAGACTGACGACCAATCTTTTCCTTCTTTGCAGAATCCATAGGAACGTAACCTTCTACTTCAACCTCTTCTTTTTTCATCTTCTTTGATGCCTTGGCATCCTTGGCAGCATCATCCTTTGCACGATGAGCAGCACGCCTTTCAGCGTTAGCGTTCATCACACCAGTGATTTTCTTGGAACGTTCCATTGCCTCTGGACTTCCATCACGTCCAAGATTACCTGCCTTACGGTACATCTTTACCATAGGCATTTGTTTCTTGCCTTCTTCGACGGCAGTCCAAGAAGCATAAAGAGGACCTTGATAATTACCAGCCCAGACACTTTCTTTAGCGTGTGCTCTTGGGTTTTTCTTCCCAGAAATACCAACTTCCTTATCTTGGCGACGCTGAGTACCCACTGCCTTTACAGCACGAGACCTCATGCTCATACTTTTTTTATTCTCTGCCTTACTAGTAGGACGAGGTAGTGCCCGTTTCTCAGGGTCAGCAGCCATGCTGAATGCTTCTTTACGAGTGTCCTGACCATCCGCTTTACCACCCTTGGCACGTTGGATAGCATTGTGAACAGCACCAGCGTGTTCTTTTGAACCGCTTTCTACTTTGCCGTCACCATCATGATCTTTCTTTGCCTTCTTCTCTTCAAGATAAGGACGACGCAATTCATTATACGTCTGTGCCCAAGGGTTACTCATCTTACGAACGTAATTTTACCGTTCAATTATTTAGTGTGTCAAAAGTCTTGGGGTAACAGAAACTTATCTACTTGTTTAGAGTCGGAAATCCATGCTCTAAAAATTTTCTTATCTTCACCCATACAGATCAGATGATTAGCACCTCTACGGAACACTTGCCCCGTCTTTCCATTAGACTCAATAAAGGATCCGTTCTGGAAAATATCACCCGCAATATACTGTTCACGAACACTACGTTCATCTACAGGGATGACGTTTAGCATCACATAGTTGTATAGTTGACCGTTCCCTTTGAGTGCTAACTCTGAGATTTCTTTTGCTCTTGACTGTCGTACAACGATACTAATCGCGTCAAAACCGTTTTCATAGAGTGAGGAGAGGACATCGTAGATGGTCTCTGCATTTGCGTCATCAACGAAGGCATCGCCAATCTCAGGATATGCATTTTTTAGTTCTTGAATGTTTGTGTCCCTACTGGGAAACACATAGTAGTAAGTGCCACCGGAAATTTCTTCCACTGTGGCTAGTATATTAGCAGTTACCTCGTCAGAGTCAAACTTATCAAAGGCAATTGTAAGGGGGTTATCCCGACTGACCTGTTGGAGTGCTGCTTTTGCTTGTCCATTGGCGGAATTAGGATTGGGTTCCGCAGATGACGGTCCCCCTGTTGCTACCTTCCTACCATAGTCTTCACCATCACCGGTAGTCCTTTTTGCTACAACCGATGCTGCTTTAGATCCTGACGTACCAAGTCCATCCTTATCCCCAGCAGATGCTGAGTACATTTGAAGTAAACCTGAGACAGTTTTTGCTTTTAGGTTTCCTTGGCGGTCATACCAATCGCCGTGACCGTCCCCGACTAGTCCCAAACGCTTCGCTTCTTGCGATGCTTTGGTAACGCGGGCTTCGGTTATGAAGGTCGAGAACTTCTTCACTTAGTTTGCTGTAAATTTGATCCTGATACTTCTGAACCCACACCATCAAAGGTGTTTGGTACTCTTTGTATTTATCGTTGCTAGTAAGCGCCAATACAAAACGACAAAAACTATTCATTCGTCGTTTCTTTGTCATCCTCCGACTACCTTCTGAGGTTGATCGGTACATCTTGATGATGGAGTCAATTAGTTCTTCGTTCATTGGTCAATAGTAAGGTCGTCACACCAAGCACTTCTACTGTTGTCAGACAAATCATTGACTCTTGTTCTGAGGTCATGCTTGACAACCTCACTTTCACTGTCAATAAACTGTTCGTCATAGAAGAATTTTACAAACTGATCATATACAGAAGCAGTCTTTTCTTTGAAAGGAGTGGAGTCAGATACCTGATGTAACTCAATGCCTCTTGACTCACATTCTTGCCTAAACTTAGCAGTCATTTCATCATTCCACACGTCTCTATCACGTGTTGCTTCATTGCATGCACGTTTCAATTGTTTTCTTAGACAACCGTCCTCTTCTTCTTTAGTATGCTCTCTGTAATCACACTCACACTTGATTACATTCCTCCAGAACTCATGAGATGCAAGGATAATATTAGTATTGATGCTGTGATTCAGTTCAGTAACCACCTTCTTAGACATATCAAAGGAGGGCATGTCTGTCTCATATGCATCAGCGTCAGAATCAGTGACCTCAGCACCCAAAGACTCAAAAATTTTCTCTGCTACTGCAGTATGGTATTGGAGACTAACTTTACTACCTTCAAAATCCTCAGGTGACATATAGGGTTTGTCCCCAGCAATCAATTTAGATCCACCCCAAGACACCATTGCCATAGGTTTTACTTTCAACTGATTACGATAGTAAAGAAGTTGTTCACCCATATGGGACTGCATAAACGCAGTGGCATGCGTTTCATTTCTAAAAAGAAATGGCATTTCAATGCTTGACCAATCACTTTCAACAAAATCTAAATCTTTCCCCCTAGTTTGACGATTCTGATAACGCTCTTTGATCTTTTGTGCAAACAAAGGTGCAGGAAAATCTGCTAGTTGGATCTCATTTTCTTTCAACAATCTAAGCACATCATCATGATCAATCTCAACTCCATCATTATACTTGACTGCATACTCTTGAGCAGACATAATTTCAAAATTGACTCTACCAGGCATGCGGCGATCCATATGATGCTCGAATGACTTAGCAATTCTCATAAAAAAATCAAGTGGTTCATTAGAAAGAATCCACTTGACAGTATATTTCTTGAGATGCTTTGGATCAATCTTTGCCATTACTATCCCCAATACCTAGCAATAATATGTATATTTGGGTCTAGTTCATGGTTCTTAGGGTGCTGATGGAGAATAGCAAGTCCCATCCATGGTCTAAATTCTAAACAATTTTGTTGCCCTGGAATACAACCATCCCTATATGAGTAGATGATAGGTGGGAGACGATATCTTTTGATCTTTTCGTTATGATAGAAGTCATCAGTTCCAGCATACTTGGCAACGAATCCCTTAGCATCCTGCATCCAATGATCATAAATGTGCTTTGCATCATCCCATGCAATTACACTGGAATTGAACATCGATTTGGTTGGGTTTTTGACTTGGAATTGTAATCCTTTCCAAGAAGAATAGACCAAAGCAAATGGACTATTGAATTCATAAATTTTACTAAGATCTCCATGGATAATCACATCCAAATCAAAGAAGATTTTACGTTTGAAGTCCTGTATTTCAGGGCGGACAAACATATTGATCTTCCACCATGCTGGCCACCAATTCTCCCATTGAGAATATTCAGTAACATCAATCTCAACCACAGTAACACCTTCTTTGATGCCACTAGGGTTATCAGTAAAACAAAAAAATGGTACATCAATCTGACGATGCACCATATCATAGAGTTTGTTCACATAACCTGCATCAAATTTGTCTCCAATTTTGATGCAGGTTATGCAAAGATTAGATGTCTCCATCTTTACGATTCTCTGAATAGAACTCACTGAAAGTACCCTCGGGGAAACGGGATTCCAGTTTTTTGATATTCATATCTAGCACTTCATTCATGTCCACGTCCAGTGCCATGCATGCTTGTGCCACATACCACATTACATCACCCAATTCCCGCTTTAGGTGGTACAAGTTTTCCTCATTAGCAGGTTTGCCTTGGAAAATCATTTTCTTTACGATCTCCGTAAACTCACCACCTTCAGCAGAGATGCCTACAGCAGCAGTTAGAAGACGTTGGATTGGAATTTCGCTACCAAGTTCTTGCAAACGATAGATGAAAGCATCAGAATCTTGTGATTCTTTACTTGTCACTGTGTTTACAAAGTGTTGGTAACTAGAAAAATCTACTCCCATTTGAAGTCGTCGAATTTTGATTTGGATTTGGTGTTGTCTTCTTTAGACATGTGTTGTACTTCTACGATGTCGTCAACCAGGTCATCCTGTGCTGTCTGCTCGCAGTCGTACAGTCTCATCTTAGCACGGTCAATCCCTACGACAAACCTCTTGTGCATGTTGATATCGTTGTAACGATTCTTCAACTGCTTGACCATTATTTGGCTAAGTCGTTCCATATCTTCGGTAGAAACCAAAGCGAACATAAGATCAGCGGTAGCTGGAAGGCCAAATGATTCAGAAGTATCAGTAAGGTTAGGATCTGAACTAGAAAAACCAGAGCGAGTAGTCTGCGTAGCTGAGACCACTGGGACAACGGTTTCGACCGCGAGCCCCCGGAGTTCTTCTGCGATTGCTTTGACATAAGAATAAGAATTCACATTGGCAGCACCTCTATATCGAGATGAAGCACATATGTTGAGATAGTCCACAAATATTATATCAGGAATGAAGGATTTTTTCAACTTCAACTCCTGAAGCAGTGCACGAAAATGTCCTACATGTGCGGAAGCAGTAGGATATTCTTTGACAATCAGATGACCAGATGTTTTGGATACAATCTTTGCAATTTTCTTTTTGAAAGTTTGTTCAGGTACATTCTGTATATCTGAGATGTTGACATCTAAAAGGTTAGCGTCAATCCTCTCTGCAATTTTCTCTTCAGACATCTCCATTGTAATGTATAGAACATTTTTCCCTTGGAGAAGAACACTAGCAGCAAGGTGACACATGAACAAAGACTTACCAACACCAGTGCCAGCTAAAGCAATGTTGAGAGTCTTATCACTGAGTCCACCCGAAGTAATCTTATTGAAATATTCAAGATCAAAAGGAATTTTATTCTCAATCCGATGATAATACTCATAGCGAGCCTCAGCATCGTCAAGGTAATCATGCCCGACACTTTGATCAAACCCGACAGCAAGAGCATCGGAAAGGATACCAGGAATTGCATCGGGAGCGAGATTTTCATCAGCACCATCAGCAACCTGAATACTTTTGATTAGTGCTAGGTAGATGGCACGTTGCTTACACCACGATTCAGTAGTGTCAAGCAACCACTTAGACTCAGACTCACTTGCTTCCAAAGAGGACACCAACTGAGTGATAGTGGTGTGCTCGTCTTGAGTAATATCTGTCCGTTTTTCAATCTCAATATGAAGAACCTCCTTACTAGGGAGAGCATCATACTCAGATAGAAAAGAAGCAACCTGCTCAAAGACTACCCGATCAGTCCTTTCTTCAAAGTAATCGGGTTCTATGAACGGCAGTACCTGCCGTGCATAGTTTTCATCTGTGACCAGATTGCTGAGGATCGTTAGCGGGATCCTTTCGGTCATTCACCCCCACCGTAAGTGAACTCTTTTTGTGCCGCCTCATCGAGTTGAGACATAAGATCTTCCGTGAAATACTTTTCAGGATTGGAGTATACCTCTTTAGCATACACCTTTTTACCGTCAATCTCATACCTGTTACCAACTTTCTTGATCACACCAGAGGACTCACCAAGATCCAGTAGACCGTAGTAGCGATCAAGACCACGTTCGTCGTAATAAAGACGAATAGCAGCAACCTTATTTTCACGACTCAAACGAGACTTGACTGTCTTAGCCTTGATAATGTTTCCGACGATCTCTGTTCCATCCTTCTCCTTTGCCTTACTGAGATAGATGATTGTACTTGCTGCATACTTGAGTCCAGAACCTCCTCCCATCTCTTTAGTTGGTACGTAAGCTCCGATGACATCATACGTATGGTTGGTGACAATGAGCGGCACATGAGCTTGACCTAGTTTGAGTGTGAGCATACGGAAAGCACCCTTGACAAGTTGACTTTTAGTCATGTCGCGAGTTTGCTTGTCTTCAAGGACATCTCTGATCTCCTTTTCAGTGGAAAGCATGCCTAGAGAATCTAGGACAAACATCATGGGTTTGCGATCACCTTCAGGAATACTTAGGTATTTGTCTACAATCTTTAGTGCTCGGTTTCGGAACTGCTCAATTGTTACAACCTGCACATGACCAAACCTCTGCAAGTCAATGCCACGTGCCACCAGCATGTTCTTCTTGATAGCAGATTCTGTATCAAAATACATGACCCCACCATCAGGGTTCTTCTCTAGAAAATCTTTGACTACAGCGAGAGAGAAGAAAGTTTTACCTGTTGAGGTTTCACCTGCAATAGCGGTAATTCTGTCACCACTAATTCCCCCATAAATGCTGCCACTAACAAGGGCATTGAAAATGTAAGAACCAGTGTCAACAAATCGCTCCGTATCGTCAACATCCGATGCGAGTTTGGTGAAGTCATCTCCAATCTCCTTGATGATGTCTTTGAAAAAGTCCATGTCAAATACCTAGTAGTTTGCGTTGCCTCTCAAAATATCCGTGGAGAATCCACGAACTGCTATTCATTTTTTCTTGTCCTCCAACACCCCATTCAAAGATAACACGTGGGTCATCTTTATATCGTTGGAGTTCTGGAGTGTTATCAGCACCACGATCACCACCATTACAGAAGACAACTGTCTCTGCAATCTCTAAGGACTTAGCAATAGCACCACAGGCACTGTCATCAGCGTCGTCCCATGATACCACAGCGTCAACCATATCCAAATGGCGAACGATGTCAGCACGCTCAGTCCAAGACTGAAAATACTGACCTTTCTTACGTTTCAACCAGGGATCACCATTCAAACCTACCACCAGGTAGTCTGAAAAATCTTTAGCACAGTCAAAATAATGCAAATGACCACTATGAATAGGGTCAAACCCGCCTGTTACCAGACTCACTTTTTCAAAAAACATTAGATAACGTAACCGAACTGCTCTCTAGCAATTTTTTTGTACGGACCACCAGGATTATCCTTACGGATTTGGTGAATAGTATTCAGTTTTTGATAAAGAGAAGTGTCACCACCAAGACGCAGAGCGTTGATGATTGTTACTAGTTCTTTATCAGTAATAGGAAGTTCCATAGAGTCTCAGAGTAGTTTGATTATAGCATCAGACAAAGAAAAGGTCCAGCGTTGCAGTTTTCTCAACTGACCAGCCAATAGCATCCAGAACCGCCTTCAACGGTTCAACAAATGATTTATCAAACATCAACGTATAGTCAACATAGTTTGCTAGACCCAATTCTTTTGGAAAATCGCCCACAAAAGAGATCACATTCTCTTGAGTTGGGTTGGGTTTGGTCAAATAGCAGAACTTTACCTTGTCGCCGTTGTTGATAGCATTATATTTAGAGTCTAACTTATGCTTCTTCAAGTAATGGTTGTAAAGCAATGAACCTCGGACATGAATAGGTGTACCCTTTCCATAAATGGACAGTGAACTCTTATATTTGTCCAGATTGTTACATGATCGGGGGAAAGAAACAGCAGCAGGATCCATTTTTTTGAACTCACGACGCACCTTATCAATGTAATCAATTACATCATCTTCAGTTTTAGTCATGATGATCTTCAAAGCGTCTTTGATCATCTGACGGCAAGGTGCAGGGGTAGATGACTTGACTGCTTCGATACCCATGATCTTGAGTTTTGGTTCAGCAAACCTCACACCCTCAATATCCCATGCATTGAGGATATATCGCTTCTTGGCAGTCCAAATACCACGTTCAGCAATAGTTTCTCTCTTCATGAACATCTTCTGATCGTATGCATTCACATACGTCGAGAGTTCCTCGTAGCATTTCGATATGTATGGTTCAAATCGCTTCTCGCAGGCGTCATTGAGGAAGTCAACAATCCTCTCTTTAGAAACTTTTTGTACATCAAATACACTATTGACAAGTAAATCAAGACACAAATAGATACTGTCAGTATCGGAAGCAATGACGTAGTCATGGTCTTTAGTGTTGAGTAATTTGTTTAGATATAGATTCATCCGGTTTTCAATCCAACGGATGCTGAACTGACCCCCCAGAGTAATCGCCTCAGCGTTCTCTAGTTTGTAATACCGGAAGTAATTGTTGCCAATGGCACCATAAGCAGAGTTTAGTTGGATCTTCTTTGCCATCTGAATGTTGTTACACCTGGCAATTTCTTTCTCCAACGCCTTCGTAGGATTTTTTTCGTACTCCTTCTTTGCTTGGATCATCTTTTTCTTGAAGACCACCCGTTCACTGTAGATCCTGTCCATCAATTTGGGCAGGAACCCACGTGTTTTAGTGGTAAACATAGCGCCATTAGGGCACACAGTAACGTCCTCAAGACCCGACAGGTCTACTTCCTTATTCAGTAGTTTATCGACGCTGACAGAGGGGTATCTCTCATCTAACAGTGTCTCAGGAGAGATATTGTACTGCATGATGAGGTGTGGATACAATGAGTTCAAGTCAAAACTCACAACCCATTCATAAATGCCAGGTTTTGGTTCTTTTACATAGGCACCAGCATACTTTTCATTCTTTACTTCGTCTGCTTTGGGTGGAATAACGATACCTTTTTTCTTCAGGTCGTTATAGATGATCATGTCCCACATCCGTACCTGATAGAACACGTCTGTGAAGTTCACCTTGGCATCATATGCCATAGTGATAGCAAGTTCGATCAGTTTCATCTTCTCCTCAAGGGAGTCAACCAATCTCACGTCTTGGATGTTGTACCTGACAAACTTTTGCCAGTCGTTAGCATAGAAATCCTTGAAACTATCGTACTCAGAGTGATCTAACTTCTTCTCACCAAGTTCAACTTCACCAATGTAATCTAATCTATAACTTTCTTGTGCCTTATAGGTAAATTTTTTGTACAAGTCCATGTAATCAAGGACTGTAACACCTGCAATGTCATAGACAAGGCGCTCACGATGCATAATAAACATCTCCTCAGCAGTCACTAGACCCCATGGAGACATCTTCTTACACATCTTCTGACCCAAGACACGTGTGATGCGCTTACATAGGTACGGAATGTCGTACAATTGACAGTTCCACCCGGTTACCACATCAGGAGTCTCACTCTGCCAATATGTAATGAAGTGTTGAAGTAAATCATACTCATCATTACACTGCACATACTTGACCATAGGGTCAGTATTATTATATGCACCCACACCAAAGGTAAGAATACGCTTCGTAGCGTAATTCTGTAGGGTAATGCAAAGCATTTCCTCATCACAGTTCTCTACTGTAGGAAATCCTTTCTCAGCAGACACCTCGATGTCGATGGTAACCACCTTCATCTTTTTGATGTCGAACTTGATCTCGTCTTCTGGATACTTATCAGATATGTACTGGTATACGTACCGATTATTACCGTAGATATCGAAGTTCTCTACGTCACCATGAGTTTTGTAGAACTCACGACAATCCCTAACTGTACCTGGTTGAATGCTCTGGACATACTTGCCGTCCAGTGTTTTGAAATGAGTTTTCTTACGTGATGGAACAAATAATGTAGGTTGATAGCTCTCTCTAGTTTTGATAGGACTACCGTTTTCATACCCACGGACCAGAAAATCGTTGCCGACCATCTGCACGTTAGTGTAAAACCTCATTCAGCGGTAACCTGCTGGTATTTTTCAAGTTGATGCTTGTTAGGTTCAACTATGGTCAGAATACTATCAGAGTGAATCATCAATTCCTTTTGCTCTGTAAACTCTGGCCACGATTCGTAAGTTACGTCATCGGTACACCCACCCTCATGCAAGATAACCTTATAAGGTTTGATGAGTTTGCAGTCGGGTTCCCCCAATTCAGTACCAATCTCCTCTACTCGTGAGATTAGGACCAAATCATTCTTCAATACTAAAATTTGGATCATGGAAGGGATAATCTTCTGTTCTTCAATTGTACCATGGACTTACGCATCTTATCAATATACCCAGAGTTTCGCAACTCTTTGAAAACAAGGTTCTCAAAACCATACTCACCATACTTATCAAGCGAGGATGAACGTGCGGCGCGGAGTTTCTTGACGATTGACTTGAGTGCTTCAGGTTTTTCTGTCTGAATCAAGATGTCAATCTTGTTCTTCAGGTTGTTTGTTTTCTTAGTCAGTTCAAATTCATCAATATCACCATCAAATTTTTGCGGTTCCTGCACCCACTTGTTTTTTAGAACACTATAAACACCTTGACTTACCTTTCTAGTAATACCAGGGCGTTCAATGTATGGTTCTACAGGTGCTCCAAAGACTTTGACATCATGAGTTAGTTCCCATAACGTCTTCTTGTCCATAAAATAATCCGAGATTAGATCCGGATCACATTTTGGTATAAGTTTTGGATCGATAACGAGGTGAACATCAATGTCACTGTACTGAGTATAGTTGTATCCAGCATTACCACCAAGCATCAACACGTCTTGGATTGCAGAATCTTCCAGATCAACAAAATCTGCAAACGCTTTTGCAAAATTCATCAGTGCACGGCGCACTTCTGGTCTCAGTTTACCCGCAATCCAAAACTTAGGATTCAAGTCATCCCTAAAACGCAAAGTCAGACCTGCAGTTTCCCGCAGATCTGATGCTTTGATATGATGAAGGACTCTATTGTACACTAAATTACGACTGTCATCGTAGTATTTAGAGGTACTCCTTTCGGGCATGATGATCAGGAACAATTTTCTTTAGTGTTACGATCAAAAGTCCATCTTCAAAAGTAACACTATCGATTTTTACGTCCTCACTAAGCGTCCAAGCACGCTCAAAGCTACGGTTGGCAAGACCACGGTGCACATACTCAACCTTTGCTTCTCGTGGATCCTCACTTTCATGATTACCTTGTACGACAAGTTTGCCATACTCAGAGTATACTTTGACTTCCTCTCTCTTGAACCCCGCCAGTGCAATCTCTAGGCGTGTTTCGTGGTTACTGAGTTGGATAATGTTATAGGGAGGATAGTTACCAACCGTGTTGGACTCCCAAAATTGGTTGAATGATGTATCCCAACCAAGCGAATTCTTATTGATACGATCAATTAGATCCGGCAGACCGGCTGCACGAAATTTCTCGATGTTAGACATAGTAGATCTCCTGTAAAGGCAGATGTTTTTTGTGTGGACCCCGAAGGCATCCACACTTATTTATAACCTAACTCAGTCTTCTTGGGTTTTCTTCTTACCAATATTGTACTTAGTCTCTAATGACCACTCACCTTTTTCACGGAAAGAAATCACTTTGATTTGATTCAGTGGTGAAACCTCTGCAATATTTGCAAGGTTCTCTTCAGAGATCAAGACTAATCCCCAATCAACTAAGAGATTGACAATACGATTACGACGTTGCACATCATTGATGGTCAAGTTCGCTCTCTTACCATCCAGAGCAAACAGTTCCTTGAAGTGAACGATAAAATATCTACCTTGCTTATGCAGAATATGACAAGACTGATAGAGTTTCTTTTCTTTACGGGAAGCAACACCGATTCTAGTCAGTGTTTCACGTACTTTTAGAAAGTCGTCGGGTTCTTGCAGAACCACTTCAATCATTTTTGCAGGGGACCATTCGTAAATTGGTTCTCCACTATTCATTGCAACCCTCCGGTCTCAAGTTTTTGTCGAATAATGTCTAACTGTTCGTTAGATAAAAGAGGAAGCACTTGCTTTGCCTTATCGTCAGAATACCCATAGTATTTTTTGACAATCTGGAGATTCACTAGCTCATCTTTTCTGACCCAAGGAGAAAATCTCTTCTTAGATCTCAGAGTATTTAGTAAAAAATCGTATTGTAATTTATACTCAAGAGAATGATTGATATTCATTTCATTGACAAACATCAATGAGTCAATATGCCCAGACAAACATCGATTGATAATATAGGGAAGATACTTGGACTCTAGGAGTGGATCTTCATCAATAAGATTAGTCTTAGTCTCGTTGATTGACTTCAACCAATCCTTCAATTCAGGCATTCTGTTTGCGAATAATAATACAGTTGTTCTCGTAGTCAGGAATAAATTCTAGAACTACTCCAGGATCCCAGCATAACTCCTCATACAATGCATTGAGGGTTGCCATATCTTGCCACAAGTCAGCAGGTTTTTCCATCAGAAACAATGAATGCTAACAGTATACCACAGTATCTATCGGTTGAAAATTCTTTCCTTCAATTCATTTGTCCACTTATCATAATAATTGGTCTTTTTCAATTCATCTCTAGCTTCCTCTAACTCATTTCTTTTCTGTACTAGAAGGAGAACAAGTCCACTGTTCAAAAGCATACCACCAACTTCCTCTACAAGATCAGGATGCTCTTCTAAAAATAAAAACTCGGGGTAAACCCTATTGCATTTTTCTGCTAGATCTGTTACCCACTCGGCACTCTGATCCTGCATGACAAATATAACTACCTCTTTATTCCATTCCTGTGCCATGTATCCCACAATCTGCGGGAAGTCTACATAGTCGATTACCTCAACCTTATTTTTTAGAAAGGCAGATTTGGCAAAAGGGCATGGTGGCATTCCACCAAACAACTCACTAGGTTTTGAAAGTTTCTTGAACCATGCTTGGAGACTAGTCTCTTTGTCGCCAATCATCGCTACGATCTTCGCGGAACCACTCCATTATATCATCAGCATCACCAAATGCAGTTTTGTGATCAGATGGATCTGGTGATCCCAAATTCAAATCATTGTAAAGACCATCACCAGGATTCATTACTTCTCTTCTTGCACGATTCAACCACGTTCTAGCAGTGGTGTTTGCCTTGGACATCTTGTTTGCCCAGATCATGTCATCTAAAGGAACTTCTTCGCCAAGTACAATCTTTCTACAGATACCTTCAAGACGCAGGCGATATTTTGTAGAAAGCATAAGTTCAGTCATGCATTACTATCTAGGTACCTTCCTAATAGTTCATAAGTAACAACTCTTTTCTTTTTGTTTGATCCTTCATATACTCACCGACTGATCTCATGGTGTATGTAAGATCAAACTCTGCTGCTTTCCAATTTTCAAATCGTTCTTGGACTAGTTGATCTGAGTTGTAACTAATGATGCAATCGTTGCTAGACCAGCAGCAGTCACGAGCAAACTTATCATGATCAAATCCTTTATGCATACCACCTTTCTTACCATACAAGTTGTCCTTGATGTCATAGGGAGGGTCAAGGTATACCAAAGCATCATCTCCTTCCAATAACTTCTCGTAAGACTGATGTAAGATAGTCCAATTACGAATTATTTTGGAAGTTGTTGGCAGTCGCATGATGCCCCGTTCACTGAAGTTGGAGACACTTGCTTGTTTGCTGAAGGAGGACGACTCGGTGAGACCAGAAAAAGAACACTTATTGATAATATAAAAACTGACAGCACGCAGTAAAGAGTCATTATTGGATTCGTCATTGAGTAGTCTCTTAGATTCGATGAATAGTTCACGAGCAGACTCATGATTGTCGTGCTGTCGCTTTAGTTTTAGAAGATCTTCTGCCATCTTTTCCCCGTCGTCGCGAAGATGGATCCAAAAGTTGACTAAGGGTTCGTAGAGGTCACTACAGACGACGGGGAGGGTAGGGTATTTTTGTGTGATGAAGATCGCCATTGATCCTCCACCCAAGAAACATTCACGATACTCCCTATAACCAGACAGGCGAGGCAGATGATTGTAGATCTGTGTAGTTGCACGGGATTTACCACCGGGATAACGAAGAGGAGTTTTGGCGAGTGCCATCAAAGAATGTCTTGGAAGTTATTGAGGAGAACGTCTGCTGTAGTGTTTTTAGTAGAAGGAGTGACGTTCTCTGCCAGCATAGTATAGTCCCCCGGTTCTAGTTTGAACTTGGCACAAGGGGAAGATGGAGTGTAATAGGTACGTTTCTCAACAGTTTCCCAATCAGTGACTGCGATAGACATATTCCTAGTGTCCACCAAAAGCATGTAGTCAAAGGTTTTATCTACAAATGAGACATCACCTCGGAAGTTTTTCAACACAACACTTTTGGTGCTGCCATTCTTATTGAACATACCGAGAGTTCCTTTCATCTCGTAATTATGTTCAGCAGACTTGAAGTCCACACCATCCATGTAATCACCAACGTAATCTACTTGTCCGTTACTCCACTTAGCGAATGAATTTTCTTGTAACCATGTACGAATTGTCTTGAAAGTATTTGACTTCATCTGAGGAGTATTAGTTGCGTCAACGCAACCAAAAAATTCTTCAAGATTGATATTGTCAAAGTTGATCATGATTTGTAAGTTGATCCTCTAATGTAATCTTAGGTTCCCATCCTAGCATAGATTTAGCTCTTGAGATATCCGCAAGAGTTTCTCTAGATTCTCCTTTACGTGCTGGGATATAAACTCTATCACCGCCAATCATGTCAGCAACTTGATTCATAGAGTAATTAGTTCCTGTACCAATGTTGATTGATTCAATAGAAATCAAATTATTCATGGCACAAATGTTTGCCTCGACTACATCATCGACGTGAGTGAAGTCACGACGTTGCTCACCATCACCAACGATGGTCATAGGTTCACCACGACGTTTCTGTTCTTGGAACAGACCAATGACCGGTGCATATGGTCCCTTCAAAGGTTGACGAGGACCGTAAACGTTGAAGTATCGGAGAGATACTGTCCGCAACATATGCAAACGATAGTACATATAACAGAACTTCTCTGCAGATACCTTACTTGCTGAATAATGATTCAAACAATCAGAAGGCATGAACTCAATCAAAGGTGGTTGATTATTCAAACCATACGAAGAAGAAGTAGAAGAATTGATAAACCTACTCACACCTACTTCTCGTGCAAGTTCAAGCATGTTGCAGGTTCCTACCACGTTTGTGGTAACACAATCAAAAGGATTCTCCATTGCTAATTGGATTCGAGAGTGTGCTGCCAAATGGAACACAACCTCAACACCCTTGAAGATATGGCGACATGCTTCGATGTCACGAATGTCTTCGATATGGTTCTCTACGTCATTCTCGTACCAGTTGAAAGCATCGTTTGCTTCCGCTGATTCGTTATCAATGACTACGACTTCATGATTATCACGAAGAAGACGTGAAACGATATGGGATCCGATGAATCCAGCACCGCCTGTTACAAGACACTTCATTGAACTGATTAGATTACTTGAATTCGCAGTTGACCATAATTTCTGTCATTGCTGCTAAGAGATTGATCTCTTGATCTGCTGCAAAAGCAGACTGGTACTGGTATTTTGCAATAATTAGTACCGCCTCAGGAATAGACTTTGGTTTCATATGCTCATAGATTGAGTCATACAATTTTCTAAGGATTGTATTGGGATCATTATCTAAATTTTGAACAATCCACTTCCGCACATTGGGGTACTGCTTCTTACTAATATAAGAAACTAATTCATTGACCTGTACGTTACTAAAGTCTGCTAGAACTCCTGTATCTATTCTACCACTAGTTGCATATCTTTGACACTCATTCAATACACGTCTCCAATCAGGAAAGTGTTTATTGATAAGTTCTACTGCAACTTTTGGTTCATACTCAACACCCTCCATCTGAAGAATCTGAGTCAACCGCTTGAAGAAACCAGCAGCAATCAGTTGTTTTTCTTTCCCTGTAACTCCGAAATCGACCACCGCGCATCGGCTGTGGAGAGGTTCAATAATTTTGTTCTTGTAATTGCACGTGAAGATAAACCTACAGTTGTTGTAAAACGCCTCGATGTTAGCTCGGAGGAGGAGTTGTACATCATGTGTAGTATTATCTGCCTCATCAATGATGATGACCTTGTGCTTAGATTCAGACGTAAGAGAAACAGTTGAAGCGAAATTTTTTGCTTTATTACGAACCGTGTCCAGGAATCTTCCTTCATCTGATCCGTTGATGACATAGCAGTCAGCTCCAAGTTCAAGACATAATGCCTTTGCTACTGTCGTCTTACCTATTCCAGGTGGACCAGAAAGCAATAGATTAGGAATCTCACCGCTATTTACAAACTCCGTAAAAGTCGTCTTTATCGACTTGGGAAGAATGCACTCATCAATTGTTTTAGGTCGATACTTTTCGACCCAAAGAAATTCATCACTCATTCTGTTTCCTCAAAGAAAAAGACCCATCATCATTAGGAGTCCACTCTAACACGTCTCCTTCCTTCCAACCAGTTTTCTCAAGGAGTTCTTGAGGGAAAGTCAAAATTCCATCGTCATCAACTTCACAAAAGAAGTTTTCATTTTGACTCATCAGGTTCTTTCGGTGCTGGTGGTTTACTAGAAATTACAGTTTCTTTTTGTTTGATAACAATAAAGGCATCTTTGTTGTACTTACGATGACCAAATGGAGATGCCCACTTCTCATTGTAACCTTCTGGTTGTTCAATGCCACTTACTTGAGTGCCACCAATTTCTACTAAGATCTCTGCATCATTAGGCCAATCAAGTTTCTCTAACGCTAGAGAAAGTTGACCTAACCAATGCCCATGTGAAGTAACCATGTTTATTCGCAGGAAGAGTCCGGCTCAAGAGCAATAAAGTAAGTGAGGTTGTAATCTTTATTGGAGAATTTTGCCAAATTCTTGGCAGAAATAATTACTTGATAGTCTTTAGGGATCAAACGAATGTTCTCAATCTTGAAATTGAAGGAGAACGATCGATCGGTCTGACCAACTTGGATTGAATACTCGTTAGATGTATCGTTTTTCCTATCAGATACCACAAGTTTTACGCTCCCATCTTCACCAACCACCGACATATCGGGAAGTTGCATGATAGAAGAAGACTTTAGAATCCGAATCAGGTCGGCTTCAGTCAGTGCAAAAGAAACATCTTCGCTTGGCAATTGCATCTCCTTTTCAGGAGGAGCAACGATCACACTAGGATCAGAGAAGAAGAATTTTGCCCGGTTGTTACCATCCTTGATAATGGCATGAGATGTGTTGGTAGAAACATCCACCTCAGGAGACCTGTACAGAGACAGTGTATTCAAAAACTGAGGTAGGTCGTAGATTGCAAAGTCGCGAGGAATGTACTCCTCGATCTCCGCTTCTGCCAGAACGTTCTTCATGACAGAAATTGTTCGCAGTTTATTACCTTCTTTGAAGAAGAGAGACTGATTGATCGTCGTAAAGTTCTGCAGAATCTTTAGTGTCTTTTCTGACAGTCTCATAGTATCTCGGAGTTTCATAATGAAGTTTACAGGCTAAACTATAGCACAAAAAAAGGGACTAATCAAGTAGTCCCTTGAAATACTGGTGTCATTAGTCCACCGTCTGGTGGACCATCGTCATCCTCAGTTTCAATCAACAGTAACATAAAGAAAAATGGTGCCACGAGAAAAATAACTGTCTGTGCCCATTCTATACTCATGACGATTTCCTAACTGCTGCACCAATTGGAATTAGCAACAGTAGTGCTACTGCTATAAATGCCATTACCAAATACCTGGAATGATTTGTCCTGTAGATGCATAAGCACCCATTGCTGCAATTACACCAAGCATTGCTGCCCAACCGTTGATACGTTCTGCTTCTTTCACGAATGTTCTCCTAAAGTGAGGTAAAATTTGGTTTGATCTACTGGTAATTTTGGTGATGGGTCGTAGATAGAACTATCACCGTAAGTTTTGTGGTCTTTGTATCCAACCATACGACCTTTCGTATTTTGGATAGCTCCCATCATAGCAATGATCAGGAAGATTGCAGGTGGTCCAATAATAAGAGCACCGCCAATCACATAATAAGTGAGAAGTTCAATCATTAGAATCCGAACGCACCAAAAAAGAATACGCTACCACTGAAAGCATAAGAGACAACAGCAGCAACAAATCCAACCATAGCAGTACGTCCATTTAGTTTTTCGGCACGTTCTGCATATGTCTCGGAACCATAACGCTCTGCGTCAGTCTCTGAAATATACATCCTAGGTTCTGTGGCATACATGTTTGTACGTCCACCATCCTCAGTTGTAACAGTCATGATACGTTCCGTAATGATTCTTCACATAGTATATAGTAAAGATAAAGTTTTGTCAATAGTCCATGTTTCCGCCATAACTGATGCAGGTCTTTTTGTTTTCTGCTGATGCTCTACACCACTGCCTCACATAAGCATCTGCATCCTTATCCATTGTGAAGTGGGCATGGTTATGCAGTGCCCCTATCAGTGCTAGCGTTCCCAACATTAGAAGGGAAGTTAGCGTACCTGGATTCGTTAGGAATTTCATAATTACAGACTACCACGAAGAAGGTATATAACCAAAACTATCTTTGAAATTATTATATACCCATGACATTTGATCTTGACCCCAGGCAATATCTTCTTCACTCAAAACTTCCATATCAGTTTGCTGATGACCTTCAGCAATCCCAGCAGAACAGTAAGCATTATCATATAGAACACCGACAGGGCGGTCAAGAAGTTCTTCCAACAGAAGGAGTTCAGAATCACATGACCACAAGTCTTCCATGATCAGGTGTTGAATATTGTCAAAGCACTGCCAGCGTTTATAGATTTCTGCATAGTCACAGATATGCCAGTCTCTATTCTCGACACAGTGTTTCCAAAAAGAAATGCTAGTAGGAAATTTATCAGAAATTTCTCTCCACTTACGCCTTTCCGCTAGATCTTTTTTGAGATTAGATGTCTTGTGAATTTTCCACTGAGGAGTTTGTTTCTTGCCAGTTTTCTTTTGATAGATGTCTGAGAGTTGAGAATAAGATCTCCTAACAGGGTCTCTCCAGATTAGCGTGACAGTAACATTGAATTCTTTTTGAAGTATTGGGGCAATAATTTTCAGGAAATAATCAGGTAATGCTTGATTGCTATTAGAAAAATCCAACAACCCATTTCTATTCTTCACATACTCAATGTAGTCAGAGAGTGTGTAATTCTTTTTGATGTAGGATTGGGTCCTATGACTATGCTGAGACTCCCAGTACCACTGTGCCTCTGACTCTTGAAGGGACAAATAATAAAGGAGGTTCGGTTCTGTTTTCCGATCCTCCCCCATAGGTGCATACCCAGTTTTTTCAATGCTATAACACAGGGGTTTTGTACCTGAGTACGCTGCCCCTGCATTGATATGAAGATTAGCAGTCATCCGAGAAGTTTTCTGCCATGTTGCCACCAATTTCGGCTGCTTTATCAGAGGAGAACATAGTAACAATACCACCTAAAAGAGGTCCAACAATAGGAATCCCCATGAAAGCGGGAGCAGCCGCAGCACCAAGACTAGCACCTAGGAGTTTTCCTTGG